GAGGAGGCGAAGAAAAACGGAACGTGACTAGGCGGCTATACTTGTACCAACATAGGGCGGATAACATATGATAGCGGCAAAAGCAGGACGTTATACACAATCCAATGCAGGGATTGCGGATACCGCTACACGGACACCCTGTCAATGGTTCGGCAGAGGGCAGATAGCCCCTGCCCGGATTGCCAGCGGTTAGCGGAGGCCCGGAAACACATAGGAGAAATTCACGGCATTTATGAAATTGATAATGTGTTCGTGGACGATAGCGGGAAATCTCGCCAGCTTTGGGCTGATATCCATTGCACAAAATGCGGCACAAAGCGGCGGGAAAAGCTAGCCACCGCCCTAACGGAAAAAGCGGCGAATTGCAGCAGGCACAGAAATCCCGTCCGGAAAACAGGCTTTTTTCGCAGGGGCGGTGACCACATAAATTTTTATTACGGCAAATGGAAGCCAGCAATAAGCATCCACGGGAAACAGTACGCCCTTGGCTCTTATGACACCGAGGAGGAAGCCCTAGCCGTCCGAAAAGAGGCTGTCATAGCCGCAGAAGGCGGAACGTTTGATAATTGGTATTCAGAGTTTAGGAAAAAAATCAGACCATACACCAAAAGATAGCCGAATAGCGCAAAAAATCCCCCTTGCAAGCCCTGGTTGGGAATGCAAGGGGGAAATTTATCGCATTACATAGAAGCATAGGGCTAATATTACATACCATCCGATATAAATAGCCCTGACCTTAGCCTTGGATTCGCTCTTTTTGTCAACCCATGTTTCTATGATTATTCGGGCGGGGCCGCCCGAAAGGCCCCACAATAGCGCATACAGTCCAAAAACTTCTTCAATGCTTAATACTTTTTTTACCAAGCAAGGAATTGCGATTACTGTACTTAGAAAAAACACTATTTTATCAAATTGCACATAGTCTTCCAGCTCTTTCAGCCGCTTTTCATCGTCCATTATTTTTCCTCCCTTTTTGATAAACAAAAAAGCAGAGGGGAACCTCTGCCTTTTTGTTGGCTTTTGCGTTTAACTGCCTTAGAGTACACTACAACTCAAAAACTCAAACGTTGTAAAGCCTGCTAAACTAAATGTTTCAATCCACAGGCTTTCGCCTGACGATTGGATTGTAACACGGCAGGCTGGATTTGTCAAGAACAATTTTCAAAAAAGCCCAGGGATTTTTAATCCCCAGGCTTTTTTTCATTTTCTGCGGCCATGCGTTCCACCATATCGGCCAGGTTTTCCCAGTCTTTTTCTTCCAGCCGGGCCAGGGCCGAAATGAAATGGTAGCGGAATGAGCCGTTGTCGCCAGACAGGACATCCGAAAAGAATTTTGCTATTCGATCTTCCCTGGTTGGCTCCAAGTGCATGGGGCCGTTTCCAGTTTCGGCCCATTCTACCCTGATTTGATAGGCAGAACAAATATCCTTTATAAGCCGTGGCCCAGGATTTCGCTTGCCAAGTTCGAGCTGCCCCACGTAATTCGTGGAAATCCCGAATTCTTTTGCAAATTCTGCCTGTGTCAGTCTGGCCTCTTTTCGGATTTTGTAAATCCGTTCGCCAACTGTTTGCGGTGTGTTCATGGTTTGTCCCTCCTTTCTGCTCAAATGATAGCATAGAATCAAAACATTGTCAAGAAATTTTTGAAATTTCCTATTGACAAACAAAGCATTGTGTGCTACAATGGCCACACAATCAAAACAGAGGAGCTGGACGGGCGGCCTGGACAGCAGGGCTTAGGTGTTTAAGCGCGAGCCCTTAGCCGTTTAACTCGGCTGCCGCCCACCATGCGGGGCTTGCATGGCCCCGCCGCCCTCCTTAGGTATTGATAAGCCGCAGCCCATAAAAGCGGCTCCGGGGTGACTTCCCGGCCCCAGTGCAATTCTGGTTGGGCATACGGGGTGGCAGGTAGCGAGGTGGGCTTTCCACCAATTTCCCCCACCGGAAGGCCGTTCAAGTCGGCCTCACCCCACAAGTTATAAACAAGTTATAAACAAGACTTAAATAAGACTTAAACAAGGAGGAATCACAAATGGCAGAGCAAGTTTCCCGTGTGCCGCCGAAGCGTGGCCCAGGAAGACCCAGGCTGGAACGGACTACCCCGCCACCCGGCAGAGTTTTCCGCCTGGAGGATGGCCGGGAGCTGATGGTGGAACCCATCGACCCGAAAGCCACCCGTTTCCTGGTGACGTTCCCGGACGGCCAGCAGATGGAGATGGCAGCGCAGACATTGTGGCTGACCTACGAAATCAAGTTTGAGGAGGTGTAAAAAATGAGCGAGCGAGAGAAGGCCGCTGCCGAGCGGATCATCCTGGCCATTAACGAGCTGACGGATGACCAGAAGATGGAGGTGCTCACACACACCATGCTGACGGCGGCGAAGAACGACATCGGCAAGGTTGTGGCTGATATCGTCGCCACAAATCTCCGGGGGAGGGAATAACAATGGCTCCCACCCTGGCAGAGCTGGCGGCAAGCCAGAAAGAGTACTTCACCCCGGCGGAAATTGCCGGGGTGCTAGGAACCGATGGGCAGACCATCCGAGTAACCGCCCGTCAATGCCCCTGGCGGCTGGGCTTCCCCGTGCTGTTCGTGGGCAATCGAATTAAAATACCAAAACGCCCATTCCTGCGGGTTATGGGCTGGGATTAGGAGGATAACAAAATGGAGGAAAACAAGCCCGTCAAGGGCTATAAGGTGTTCAACCCCGATTGGACTTGCCGGGAATTCCAGTACGAAGTGGGGAAAACCTACGAGTTGGAGGGCTACCCACGGCCCTGCGAGTATGGATTTCATTTCTGCGAAGAAGTGGCCGACTGCTTCCGGTTTTATGACTTTGACCCTAGAAATAAAGTCGCTGAAGTTCTGGCCCACGGGGTGGTACTCAACAACGGGGAAAAATCATGCACGAACAAGATTCAAATTGTGCGGGAAATCTCATGGGAGGAAATGCTAACGCTTGCCAATGAGGGAGTGGGAAATACAGGATTGCGGAACGCCGGGAACCAGAACATCGGGAACCATAACGCCGGGAACCGGAACATCGGGGAAGGTAACACTGGGAACCAGAACATCGGGAGCTGGAACGCTGGGAACCGGAACACCGGGGACTTGAACACCGGGGACTTGAACACCGGGAACTGGAACATCGGGGAAGGTAACACTGGGAACCAGAACATCGGGAGCTGGAACGCTGGGAACCGGAACACCGGGGACTTGAACACCGGGAACTGGAACACCGGGAACTGGAACACCGGGGACTTGAACACCGGGAACTGGAACACTGGGGACGGTAACATCGGGAACTGGAACATCGGGAGCAGGAACACTGGGAACTGGAACACTGGGGACTGGAACAAGTGTGATTTTTCTTCCGGCTGCTTCTGCACGACCGCAAGCTTTTTCATGTTCAATCGCCCAGCAGAAATAACTCTTTCGGAATGGCGGAATAGCGATGCTTTCAGAATTTTGCAGCAAGCGCCTGGCTCCCGTCCATATTGGGTGGACATATCAGCAATGACCCCAGATGAAAAAGAGAAACACCGGGAAGCTGCTACCACTGGCGGTTGTTTGAGGATGGTTGACGAGACGGATCAGCGGCAAGATTGGTGGGACAATTTAAGCGAGGACAAAAAAGCATCTGTGCTAAATCTCCCCAATTTTGACCCGGAAATCTTTAAGGAGGTCACTGGAATTGACACAACAATTTGATTTGCAGGACATGGCCCCAGAGCTTGACCCGGAAGACCAGGAGCTGTTGGCCATGTTCCCCCGGAATCGGGAGTGCCGCCTGAATGACATGGTACTGACCATCAAGGGCGAGAAGCACTACCTGGAGCGAAAGGCGGATATTGCAATTCGCCGTAAGAGGGCCAGAACGGCCCTGCACGGGGCTATCGGCTTGCTGGCGTGTATCTGCTTGGCAAGTGCCATAAAAGCCGCCCTGAGCGGCGCAGGAAGCTCCTGGGCATGGTTGGCCGGGTTTGAAGCATGTATTTTGCCGTGGCTGTTAAAGGTTCCAGCAGCGGTAAAAATATAAAAATCTTAATTTGTGGAGGAATTAAGCATGAAAGAACTGAAAATCAAAATCACATTCACTGAGGACGTGTTGGGAACTGCTCCCAACAATGAGCAGGTCTACCGGGATTTTGTGGGGAGCAAGGCCCCCGATGCTGACACCCTGGAAGACGAGGTAGCGGCCCTGGGCGTGGACGAAGCCGCCGAGAAGGGCATGACCGTCTTCGCCCGGATGGAGGACGGAACCCCGTTTGTGTACGACTACTGGATTAAGGGCTTTTTTAAGGACACCTGCGGTGGTCTGCGGCGGGTGAAGGGAACCCAGAGCGAAAAGATGAAGGCTTATAAGAAAATCATTGATAAGCTGATTTTCCCCGCTCCCCGGAAAATTCCCATCCACGTGGTCGGCGAGGTGGGCGAATGTCAGCGGCCCCTTCGGGCGCAGACGGCCCAGGGAGAGCGGACTTCCCTGGCGATGTCCGAGCAGATCCCCGCCGGGAGCTGGATGGAATGCTCCATCGTCCTGCTGAATGACGATGACGAGGAAGCCGTCCGGGAATGGCTGGACTACGGCAAATATTCCGGTCTGGGCCAGTGGCGCAACTCCGGGAAGGGCCGCTTTGTCTGGGAAGAGATGAGCTAAGGCTCAGTAATGATTTGATGAGCTCGGCATGGCAAAGGAATAGAATTGATTTGATTAGTGACGAGGCGCAATGGAGTGGAAAAGTAATGATTTGACTCGTAATGGAGAGGATTTGAGCCGGATTGCCATGGAAAAGAGCCGCCCAGTCTTGCAATGGAAGCGAACTGTGCCGAGCCGTAAGGGAAAAGGGCAGCAAAGCCTTGCGAAGGAAAAGAAAGGTCAAGCCCAGCAATGGACGAGTCTGGTTCGGAGCGGCGAGGGAAAAGAACAGCCCCGATGCGGAAAGCAACGGAGAGGACAGGAATGGAATCGCCGGGCCATGGAATCGAATAGATCAGTTGTGCGATGGATCAGAGCCGAATGCCCCTGAAACGCTAAGGAAAAGAATAGTTTTGACTCGCTAAGGCTTCGAAACGTCCTGAAACGTCTGGCAAAGGAATAGATCAGCCATGATTTGCATGGGAAAAGCATGGTGTGGTGTGGATGCGTTCTGCAATGGCGGAGCCCTGTGGAGTACTGCGGAGCCGGGGGCCGTGCCGCACCGCAATGGATTAGAGCAGCCAAGATTTGTTTTGCCACGGATTCGATTAGCTAGGCAGGGGATTGCTACGGACTTGAGTTGTGCAGTTTCGCTATGGCCCAGCAATGGCGAGTGTTGCCATGGAATCGACAGGTGCGGTGTTGTTTTGCCGGGGAATTGAATAGCCCAGCTGTGGAAAAGCGAGGAACGGCGCAGTAAGGCAAAGGAAAAGCAGAGACACGCATTGCTATGAAACTGACCTGATAGGATGCGCATAGCCAGGGAGTTGAACCGAATAGTGCGGCTATGGAAATGCGATGCAGTGCGAGGTAATGCGATGGGCCGGAGCGGTGGGGCGCAGCCACGACGGGCAGCGGAGTTGCAAAAAGTCCCGTCCCCCGGTGGAGGTCGGGGGACGGGAACAAAAAGGAAGGGGGTGAATGGCGGAAAACTCAACCCGCAATAATCATATCACAGAAAGGAGCATTTGTCAAGCGATGAATATTGAGCATCCGATTATCTCCAACATGGAGAGGACGGGCAATCCGGAAGGACGAACCTACGACCCGCACAACATCTGCCCGATTTGTGGGAAATGGTGCGACACGCTTTATCTCTACCCCCTGATTAACGAGATTATTGGGTGTGAGAATTGCGTAACGCCAATGTCGGCAGAAGACTACAGCCCCGACCCATGGGACGGGGATTATGAGGAGGATTTCATATGACCGTAAACGAGGAATTAGCCTATTGGAAGGAAAGATTAGAGGAGGCCGGTGCCAGCATAGATGCTCTGGAAACTGCGGCAAGGATTGTCCTTAAATCGCCGGAACATTTCCATGGCAACGTTAATGACCAGTTTAACTGTATCATTCGTCTGCACGATATCCAGGCTCAGCTTGAGACCCAGCGGCAACTTTTTAATCGGCTGTATACAGATGCAAGTCTTAAAGCTCGGTTTGAGGCCGACAGTGCCTCTGCTAATTTGCCATCCAGCTATGAATAATAAAATTCTCTACTACACACGGGCCACCGTGGCCATCAACTTCCCGGAAGACCGAGTTTGCTGTAAGCTGTGTCCCCTGCTCCAGACTTACAGCCGGAATCAGTGCATGAGGACGGGAGAGCTGATTGCCGACACGAACGGCACGGGAATGTGGTGCCCACTGGAAATTGCAGAAAGGAAGGATTTGAATGCTGATAGCAGTGATGGGTGAATCCGGGGCCGGAAAGACCACCGCCATGCGGAATCTCGACCCGGCTAGCACCTACTATATCGACTGCGACAAGAAAGGTCTGAGCTGGAAGGGCTGGAGGAGCCAGTTCAACCAACAAAACAAAAACTACTCCAAGACCGACAGCCCGGAAACGGTGCTGGCCCTGCTCCAGAACATCAACGAAAAGGGTGCCAAAATCCACAACGTGGTCATTGACACCATGAACGGAATCATGGTCGCCGATGAAATGCGAAGAAGCAAGGAAAAGGGCTACGACAAGTGGCTTGATCTGGCCACTTCCATCTATGGGATTCTGGACTATGGCCTGACCATGCGGGAGGACAGCAACGTGATTTGTCTGTTCCACACCCAGACGGAGCGGGACGATTCCGGGTTCAGCTTTACCCGGATTAAGACATCCGGGAAGAAGCTGGACAAAATCACCGTGGAGAGCAAATTCCCGGTTGTGCTCCACGCAAAAGTGATTGACGGTCAGCACGTCTTTGAAACTCAGGCCAGAAACTCTACCGCAAAAACGCCGATGGGCGCTTTTAGCGAGCTGGTTATCGAGAACGATATCGTCAAGGTGCTGGAAGCCTTGAAAGACTACTGTTAGGAGGAAAAAACAATGATTAGAAAACCCGCTGATTGGGAGAACATCAACGAAATCGGCGATACTCCCGAAAAGCTCCCCCTGGGAGCTTATGTGTGCAAAATAAAGCAGGCCGTCACCCGTGGAGATCAGCTAAACGTGCTGTTCGACATCGCCGAGGGGCCGTACAAGGATTACTACGCCAAGCTCTTCCGGCAGGACAAGGAGCGCTTTGGAGGCGGCGCCAAGTGGAAAGGCGTCCTCCGGCTGTGGGAGCCGAAGGACGATGGGAGCGATGGAGACATGCTGACAAAGAGGATCTTCAAGGGCTTTGTCACCGCCCTGGAGGATTCTTCCCCCGGCGGCTGGCGCTGGAACTGGACAGAAGAGGCATTGACTGGCCACACCATCGGCATCGCCTACCGGAACGAAGAGTACGACTATAATGGCTATCACGGATGGTCTGTCAGGCCGTTCCGGGCGCTGTGTGCCGACAGGGTGCGCAATGAGGACTACGTGCTTCCCAACGACAAGCCCCTTGCCAGAGCGGCTTCTGTGGGCGCACAGGCGGCAACCTCTTACGGCGTAGTAGCAGAGCCGGACGAAGACCTCCCCTTCTAAGGGGAGGTCAGGAGGGAACATAAAGTATGCCGAATAGAATCCTTAAAGAGAGCATCTGCGAGAGCGATGGGCTGTCTAACTGTTCTATTTTTGCGCAGGATTTGTATAAGCGACTGATTACCTACGCTGACGATTATGGCCGTTTCAACGCAGATACTCAGATAATGCTTGCACGGTTGTACCCGAGGGAGCTTGACTGCGTAACACAATGGGACATTATAGACGCCCTCACAGAGCTTGCAGGGGTTGGCAAGGTTCAATTCTACACTTCCAGCACAAGGGAGGAAGTGTACGGGGCTTTCCCTAACTGGGCAGCACATCAAAGAGTAAGGGACAGCAAGCACAAATGTCCGGAACCTGATGATACAGAAATCAACGATTGGTATTTACGGCGTTTCATACCGTTGGATATGCGGGTCGCAATTATTGAACGGGATAAGTTCAAGTGCCAGATTTGCGGCAAGTTCGTCACCGTATGCCCGGATGCAAAACGACTTGTAAAACACGGCGATGGAATGTATCACATTGACCACATTGTGCCGGTATCGCAAGGAGGCAGAGCCTCTCTTGAAAATCTACGGTTGACCTGCCCACACTGCAACCTGACCAGAAAGAAAAAGTTTGATTTTCACGATATTCTGGCCTTTGCAAAAAATCCACGGGATTCTGACCGAGTTTCGGAAAATTACGGGAATTTGCCGCGAGTTGCAGAAAGTTCCCGCTATAATCCAATCCAATCCAATCCGAATCCGAATCCAAATCCGAATCCAAACTGCGCAAGCGCACGGGAGCGAGAGTTTGAGGACGAGTTCGAGGAGCTTTGGAAGCTGTACCCCCGAAAGCAGGGAAAAGACAAAGCCAAGACTGCCTATCTGAAAGCCAGGAAAGACGGTACTTCCATGGAGCAGGTGAAAAAGGGCGTAGAAGCCTACGCTGAATATTGCCAAATCAGACAGACTGAGGAACAGTACATCAAGCAGGGCTCCACCTGGTTCAATCAGCATTGCTGGGGGGACGAATACCATGTTGAAGCTCCTGCCTCTGGGAGAAATGCTGTCCCGATGGGGGCCACGGGCAATCTGGGAGCGGCTGAGCTAGAGGCCATACAGCAGCTCCTAGCGGAAGAGAAGCCAGGCGAAGACGACAATCTGCCATTTTGAGAGGAGGAGCTGAAATGCGAGTATTGGTGGCCTGCGAAGAATCTCAGGCGGTATGCAAGGCGTTTCGGGCGCTGGGGCATGAGGCGTATTCCTGTGATATACAGGACTGCTCCGGCGGGCACCCTGAGTGGCATATCAAGGCGGACGCTTTGGAGCTGCTGAAAATGCGGTGGGATTTGATTATTGCCCACCCACCCTGCACTTACTTGGCCAACTGCGGCGCACCGTGGCTATATCTCCCTGACGGAAGTCTGAACGAGGACAGGATAAATCGGGGGGGGGACAGCGGCTATCTTCTTCCGGCGCTTTTTGGATGCGGACTGCCCCAAAATCTGCGTGGAGAACCCCGCCCCGTCTGCCAGATGGGGGCTGCCAAAGCCCACGCAGTACGTCCAGCCCTACCAGTTCGGCCACCCGGTTACAAAGCAGACCGGGCTATGGCTAAAGGGCTTGCCGCCGCTAAAGCCGACAAACGACCTGGGAAGGCCGAAACCGCAATACTACACCCGCAAGGACGGTACACGGGGCACAACGTGCTGGGAAATGCAGCAGCACGGAAGCAAAAACAGAAGCAAAACATTCCCCGGCATCGCTCAAGCTATGGCGGAGCAATGGGGCGGGGATATCCGAGGCACGCAAGAAAAAATTGAAGACTAGGAGGAAAACAAAAATGTACATTTTGACGCAAGGAAACCGGACAATTGTGTATGTCTCCACGGAGGACATGGATAGCATCGTTATCTCCAATCCCGACGAACGGCCTGATGGCTATGTGGAAATAAACTATTGGACGGATGATGGGTGGGAATCCCTCTTTGGGGTGTACACCCTGGAAGGAGCCAAACGCCAGATGCACCAGTTGTGGCAAGCCCTGGCGCAGGGAATGGACGGCTACGCCATGCCGGACTATGACGGGGAGGAGGAAAAGAATGGAAAGAATGACCGTGACAGCACATGGCATATGGCTGCGAAATTATGAAGAGCCGACCGAGATTTTCTCCTGTTCCGTCTGCAAAGATGAGTTGGTCTGCATCGAGGGAACGCCTGTTGACAATGGCTGGAAATTCTGCCCCTATTGTGGAGCAGCAATGGACGGGATGGAGGACTATGGTGAGGAAGATTATGACGGGGAGGTGAAGAAGGATGACTGACGAACAGAAGAGCATTTGCCATCGGGCTATTTGGCATTACGGGGATCAGGCCCAGGAGCTGATGGCAATCGAGGAAATGTCTGAGCTGACGAAGGAAATCTGCAAGGACTTCCGCAACGAGGAAGACTTGACACACATTGCGGAGGAAGTCGCTGACGTGCTGATTTGCCTGGAGCAGTTGCAGATGATTTTCACCCTACGGGATTCGGGATTTCGCCAGAAATTAGAGGATTTTGTTGAGTACAAGCTGAAACGGCTGGAAAGGAGGATGGAAGAAGATGATTGCTGAATGTTGCCAATTCCCCGACGGCGTGACTGTCAAGCTTGGCGGCGAATATGAGCTTGACCCCTGCATCTATGAGACGGTGGAGGCGCACCGGAATGTGACGGTGCGGGTGCTGCGGTGTAAAAACTGCGGCAAAACAATCGTCGAATGGGAGCGGCAGGAGAACACGGAGGATGTGGAGGTTGAATAAAAATGGACTATTGGGCGGAAGTGATGAGCGAAGCGCAAAAGATGAGCGCAGAATGGATTGACGTGAATGACAGACTGCCCGAACGGGCTGAAAGAGTTTTGGTCGCAGTCGGTTACATGCACGTATGTGTCGGTATCAGAGGGACGTCTGACGGAGAATGGTACAATGACTATTTTCCCGGAATAGCCATAAATCCAACGCATTGGATGCCGTTGCCAAAGCCACCGAAGGAACAAGGAGGTAACACGCATGGAAAAAGCACAGAAAATCAGCAACCGAACGTCAAATGAGAAGCGGACTGCTTCAAGCATTCAGCGGAAAAAGATTTTAGGCTATCTCCAAAAACATGGAAGCATGACCACCGCTCAGGCAATCAACGAAATCGACGTGCCTGGCCACAGGATTGGAAACCTGGTTGATGAACTCCGAGCCTATTACGGCATCCCCATAGAGGAGGGGAGGGTCAAAGTACGCAGGGAGGATGGAGCCTTTACTGCTATGGCACAGTACGTCCTTCGTTCCGAGAAAGAATTCGCCATTGGGAAGCTTCCTGCAACCAGTTCTCAGAGAACAGCGCTGCTGGAATATTTGCGAATTGTCGGCCCTATCACTGACGGCGAAGCCAGGCGCAAGCTGGGTATCGGGCGGTGCGCCGCCAGAATCGAAGAGCTACGGCGCTACTACATGATTCCCATCGAAACGCAGATGATCCAGGTGCGGAACAAAAATGGAACGCTTGTATACGTCGCAAAATACGTCCTAAACAATGAGCCGGACTATGTGAAAGAAGGAATTTGATGAAGTTAGGCGAAAGAAAGCGAGTTCTGCTGCGCAGAGAGAATCGTGGGCACCATCAGCCGCTTGTCAAGGTGTACGCTACAGGAACAGTAGTTTACATTCATCCGCTTCGGCGATACTACACTCTGGAGTTTGACAACGGGTATGGCAAATATCGGGAAGCTTTCTTCTTCCAGGAAGTGGAGGATGAAGAATGAATGAGGAAGACAGCCAAGCCCCCATTAACACCGAAAATTGCGGAATCGAACGGGAACGGAAGATGAATCCGTGGGAGAAGGCTACGTTTATCTACAACTGGAATCGCTCGGTCAATCGAATTCGCAAGTACTGTGGAATGCCCCCCCTTCCCGGAACACGCTTTGAGGAAGACCTGTAGCTCTTTACTTTTTGCGCCATTTGTGATATAATGGAATGAAGTAAATGTCAGAGCCTAAGAGCCAGAACACGCCCACTGTTCTGGCTCTTTTCTTTTGGAGGGAGAAAATGTTACTAGCAAAATATACCATCCCCCTGGAACCATATACGAAGAAGAATTCCCATAGAATCGCCGGGCGTGGAGAACGCTGTCCGTATTGTGGGAAGTTTCACTACCAATTCATCCGAAACGGGAACGACACGCTGAAATATGCCGTGGACGCAAGCAAGTTTCTCTTTCCGAAACCTACCGTTCCCATCGAAAGTCAAGTAACGCTTGTTTATAAAATCTATACCAAAACGCACCGGGTAGTGGATGATCTAAACCTCTACGAAGCCCTGGACGATATCCTGGTAAAGTTCGATATCCTGAAAGACGATAACCGAAAGATAATCCGGTCGAGGGACGGGAGCCGAGTGCTGTACGACAAGGACAACCCCCGGTCGGAAATCTACATCTACGACTACAATGGAGAGGAGGATAAAAATGGCTGACCAGAAAATGTACACAGTGGACAAATTTCTGGGGCTGAATGAGGCGGCGGACGGGGAAACCGAGCTGAAAATGGGCGAGGCTTCCAAAATGGAGAACTTTGTTATTACAGATAATTACAATTTGAAAGTTCGCAACGGTATTCAGAGAGTTGATTTTATCGATTCCCGGGGGAGCGCCCCAATTTTAGCTAGCTGGACTGGTTACATCAACGAAGAAGAAATGTTGATAGTCGTCGATTTTGCAGACGGCGCTGACCGAGTGTTAATTTATAAAAAATCCACGAGCAGCGATCTGGTTAAATATACGCTTGAAATATCAAAGAGCGGCATTTTAGGGCTTTCCAGTCTCTCTGAATCGAATGTGATGATTTTTGCATTTGCTGGGGACGTATGGATTATGAGCAACGTCAACACGGCACATTTGGGTTACATTTACTACACAGAAGCTGACGTTGGCGATGACGGATTCACAGCCTCTTATAAGAATGGGAAGAAGCTTGTCTTCGCTAAAGCTGACCCGTACATTCCACTTGTGACCGTTGGTGCTTCTCCTACCGGAGGCGGCACTTCCCTGGAAAATCTGAATCTGCTCTGCTCCAAGCGACACATGGAGTTTAACGGGGACGGCACTTCCACCGCCTATGTGCTACCCTCTGAGGCCACGAGTGTAACGGCAATTTCTATCGACAACGTAGATCAAAATGTATCAGATGCTGGAACATTTAATTCCAGTTCTCACACCTTTACTTTCAAAACTGCGCCCACGAAAGGTGTGTCTAATGTTGACATTACTTATGATACGGACGCCGCAATAGCAGAAGAATATAAATCTCAAATCACTAGTTGCACGTTCGCTGAGGCATACAACGGGTCTACAGATACTCGATTGTTTGTTGCTGGCAATGGCTCAAACATCGCTTATTATTCTGGCGTGACGGAGAGCGGCGAGGCTACGCCTATGTACTTCCCGGCTATGAACGAAGTGGCTGTTGATATGAGCAATTCCCCCATCACGGGGATGGTGCGCCATTACAGCAAACTGATGGTATTCAAACCAGACGGCGCATACACGATTTCTTATGAGCCAGTCACGCTGGAAGACGGGAGCACCATCGCAGGCTTCTATCTGCGTTCGGCCAATCGGGTATTCGGGCATGAAGTCATGGGGCAAATTCAAACTGTTAATAACTATCCTAGAACAATTACAAAGTCTGGCATTTACGAGTGGCGTATCACGTCTTCCTATTACAGAGACGAAAGGTATGCGAAGAGAATTTCTAACCATGTGTCTGTTACGCTGAGAAATGCAGATCTTTCCAAAATTGTAACGTGCGATGATAATCATTCACAAACTTATTATGCTTTTTTGAACGATGAAGAAGGAACAGTTCTAGTTAATCGCTATGGCTTGGACTCTCAACCTTGGTATATGTTAAAGGGGAAATTGTTCACTGATGTTAAGCACGTTATGATGCTGGGGCGCACATTGGTTTGGACTTCGCTAACCGACTTGTTTTATCTTACTGATAGCAATTCTGTGGATGCAGCTGTTCATATTACGTCATTTGATGATGTTGACTTCTCCGATTTTAGTTTCCTTATGAACCATTCTTCGAATGTGCAGACAATAAATGCAGTTTGGGAAAGCGGCTTTCATGACTTTGGAGCGAACTATCAGCGGAAATATTCCAGCTATATTTACGTATCGCTTCTACCAAAAACAAATGCAGATGTTATTATTACGGCGGTGACGGATAAACGAGCAAACTACACCGAGAAATTCCTTCTTGCAAGATTTTTTACTTTTGAAACCGTAGATTTTACTAAATTCACTTTCAGCTTAAATAATAAGCCGAAAATCAATCGTGTTCGCTTGAAGGTAAAAAAATTCGTATACTATAAGCTAATTTTTAAGGTAGAATCCAAGGGCTCTACCGCAACGATTCTCGGATACGACCAGATGGTCAGATTCGGCTCCATGGCCAAGTAGGAGGTAACAAATGGTTACAGTTCAACAGGTTTTCGACATGGCAATCCACCTGATTGATGAGCAGAGCGAGCAGACTGGAACGACGATGACGGAAGACACGGATGAGTACCGCTACCGGACGATTTCCATCTTAAACACAGCAATTCCCATGCTCTACCCCTATTCCAGCAATTACGCCCAGGTGGAAACGGGTAGGCCGGAACCGGAAATTCTCCTGGTTTCTGATTACGCAAACCCCGATTTTACTCAGGTGATTCAGCTTGACGATACGCTTTGCCTGTCCATCCTCCCCTACTACTTGGCGGGATGGCTCCTGGCGAACGAAAACACAGAGCTGTCGGATAAGCTGCTGTCCCAGTACCGGGAAGCATTCGTTGGCCTTCGGGACAAGCTCCCCAGCAAATGGGAGCAGATTTCAACGCCCTATGGGCTATTTTAAGGAGGTTTGGCAATGGCAACGACTAGCACGACCGCAAGCACCTACACCCCTATTAACGATGAGGAATACATCAATAAAATGTATGATTCCAACCTGACTTCACAGAAAGCCACACTGGAATCGAACTACAACACAAATCTGTCCAATCTGGACGCTGAGAAGGAAAAGGCCCAGAAGACCACGGACACCAATCTAAGCCGCACTTATGTGGAGAACGCCAAGGCGAACAAGAACTACAATGAAGTTCAGAACGCCTACGGGCTTTCCTCTGGCGCTATGGCCCAGGCCAGGCTAGCTAGCGGAAATCAGCTTCAGGCTGACCTGACTGCCCTCCGGAACACCCAGGCCACAGCGGACGCAGAAGTCGAGCGGCAGAGGTCTATTCTGGCCCAGGAGTATTCCTCTGCCATCGCCAAAGCCCAGGCTGATAACGACCTGGAACGGGCGCAAGCCCTGTACGAAGCGGCCCAGGCTGACGAAGACCGGCTCCTGACGCTCCAGAAGGAAGCCGGGAGCCTGGCGGCGAATGCCGGTGACTTTTCTATCTACAAGAACCTCTACGGTCTTACGGATGACCAGGTTACGAACCTTGGGAACAGCTACCAGAAGGATTCCCAGAAGGAAGCGGCCAGTCTTATGGCAGGCGCTGGGGACTTCTCCCTGTACAAGACGCTCTATGGTCTCACGGATGCTCAGGTGGCCGCTCTTGTTGCGCAGTACAACCGGGAAAATGGCATCGACACGAGCTCTGGCGGAGGCGGAAGCGGCAGCGGCAGCGGAAGCGGAAGCGGCAGCGGCAGCGGAAGCGGAGACAGAACATCCGTTAGCGATTCAACCAGCTACACACAGAGCGACATCGAAGCTGCAATGAAGTATATGATTTCTACCGGCACGTCTTATGATGATGCAGCGAATGCAGTTAAAAGCACTGGTGTAGATGCTGACCTTGTAGACGCTGCTAATAGCAACTTGCAAAAGACTGGCGTAAAGTATAGTAGCGGCAGAACGCATAGGAGGTAGTCACTATGGGGAAAAAGCAGCAGGAAGATCTGTTGAATAAGATTTCGGAGAACATAATCTCTGGGGCGGTTACTTTTTCTGCATCCCCCGCCAAGGAATCCAGTAATTCTTCTACAGCAGTTTCTTCTTCCAGCAAGTCTAATTCCAAATCAAAAACAAGTGCAGTAGATTCAATGTGGGAGCGAAATTCAAAAACCAGCTCTTCCAAGAAAACTTCTCAGCAGCTAAAAAATGATGCGGAAAACTACGAAAATAAAGCAAAAGAAGCCGAGAAGAAGAAATTCAGCGAGGTGAAGGAAAGCGGCAAGCCTTCCAATATCTTTGATATTTTCAATAACGCCTATAAGGCCGTTAGCGGCATTTCTGATGATTCCACCGCACTGAAAGCAGCACAGAAAGACGAGGAAGCGCAGAAATGGAGGGGGAAGTCCGCCGAGGCTAGCTACCTGGCAGAGCAGACACGGCAGGAAGAGGACGCTCAAAAGCAGTCCACCGCCGCCAAGAGCATAGATAGCCTGTCCCAGGATGAGCGAAGCGCTATCGAAAAGTACCTGGCAGAGGACAACCTCCAGTTCTACACCAACATCTTTTCTGGAGATGGGAGCTGGACGGCAAACCTGGATGCGAGCAAGAACCTGGCCCCGCTCATTGAGAAATATGGCAAGGACAGCGTAGACAGCATGGTTCAGGCCATGCGCCGGGAGACGAACGCCCAGAAATCTGCCGAGGCCCAGGAAGCCGGTGAAAAGTTCGGCGAGGAACACCCGATTCTTGGCTCTCTGGGGGCCATCGCCGCCGCTCCCGTCAATGCCATTTCCTCTGGCGTGGGGGCTCTGCAATCCCTTACCCAAGGCCAGGGAGACTACAGCTCTCTGGACGCAAACAATTCCGGCTATCTAGCGTCCGACTTTTTCGGCGGGGTGAAATCTGCTGTCAATGACAAGGTGCAGAACATTGACAATGCGGACAAGGTGCTGGCTGGCCTGACCTCCGGCATGGAGAACGCCTACTACGGCACCACCGACTTCGGGCAGGGCCTGGAGAAGCAGCAGAAGATTTACGACCAGATTGCCGCTGAGGGCGGCGATCCGGCGGAGTATGCTGGAAAAACGCTGTCGCTGCTCTACAACGTAGGCATGAGCACGGGCGAGAATCTGGCCCGTTCCCTGTCCCTGGGGCCTGCTTCCCTTGCGGTAATGGGAACCGGCGCTTTCGGTGATTCCCTCCGGGAGGCTTCCCAGAAGGGTGCTACTGCTCAGGAAGCCGTTCTGCTTGCTTCGGCGAATGCCCTGATTGAGGTTGCCAGTGAAAAGATTCCCCTGGATGACCTGCTGGAGACGGCAAGCAGCGGTAAGCAGGCCGCCAGCGAGGTGGTCAAAACTGCCCTGAAACAGGCGGGAATCGAAGCCTCCACCGAGGAGCTTTCCCTCCTGGGCGAAACGATTGCCGAAATGGCAATCCTGAAGGGCAAGAGCGAGTATACCCAGACCATCGGGCAGCTTGTGAATCAGGGCATGAGCTACGAGGAAGCAAAAGCCCAGGCGGACAAGAACATCCTGGATGAATCGGTCGAGACGATTGTGCAGTCTGGCCTATCCGGCGCACTATCCAGCGCAGGCGGCTCCATCTTCGCAAACCTCACAGACAGGAGCAGCGCACAGCTCACCGATTCCAACAAGCGGGACATTGCGGACGCTATTGCCCAGGGCGAAAGTGCTGAGGAGGCAAAGGCCCAGATTGAGCAGCGGAAACAGGGCGAGGCAGCCGAGGTGGCAAATGCAACCCCCGCCGTAAGCCAGGAGCAGGCAAAGCCCGACCTGACCGACCAACTGTTGGAGGGGATTGCCCCCCGAAAAGGGTTTGCAACTCCGCAGCCGGTGCAAAACGCTTTTGACAAAATTCAGCGTGGTGAGCAGCTAAGCTATTCTGACGCCAAAGCAATCGCCCGGAATGCGGCGGCGCTTGAGTACTTGCGTGAAAACTCTCAGACGGAAATCCCGTCTTCGTCAAACGGGGCGGAGCTTTCGCAAAGGATTATCAAAGCTGTTCAAGACCTGGAATTTTCGCAAAATCCAAATTTCCAGAATCACGATGAGAGCTACGAGGAATTCACCCCGGAACAGGCAAAGTATCTCCTGAGAAAGAAAGACAAAGTCTCCGGCCCTCCACTGTTTGACGGTGCGCCGGAAACCTTGTCGAGCCTTGCTTCCAGGGTAGATACGCTTACAAATCGTGACCTGGAGCTTGTCGCCAAAGACCCTGCTGCCGTTGCTTATTTGCAGCAGAATGCAGGGATGGGAGAAGTTCCTTCCAACCATGCCAGAAGAAATGAAACGATTCGTGCCGCTATTGAGACTTTAGTTCAGCAGAAGCGAGCGAACGAGCAAGCGGCGGAAGACATCTCCTATAAACCCAGAAGGCCGAAAGAAGTTTATGACGCTTTGGCTGATGATGATCTTGCAGATATACTTCTGGAAGGCATTGCACCGAAAAACCAGCAGGAGCAGACGGTTCAGCGGGAGCGGCCCGTTCCGGTTGCCCCTACTCAGAGCAGTGAAGAGCAAGCGTTAGCACAAAGCGTTGACAAGCAGTCTCCCGAAGCGCAAGCCGCCCAGCAAGTCGTTGACAGAGCGGCAGAAGCCATGCCTACCATCCAGCAAAAGGGCCAGGGGAAAGACTATGCAGGGCTAGAACAAACGCTAAAGCAAGGGAAATTGCAGCCTGCTGACCTGGAAAATGCCCTCAACACACTAAAGCAGGGCGATTCCCTGGAAGGCTTGCAGAATGCAATCGTTACGGTCAGGGCATACTCTGCCCAGAACGCAGACACAATAAAGGCCCTAATGAACGAGAGAAGCAAGAACCTGAAGCTAAAGCAGAAGTTTGAAGCAGAGGGTAGGGGTGGCACATGGGCTGGAGATAAAGCGAGAGCGGCAGAAGCACAGCTCCGCAAATATGGCTGGATTACGCAATATGAAGCGAGCCAGATGGACGACACTACCGGGTATCTGATTATCGGGAAAGACAGCCTGACCACCATTGCCAAGCAGTATGAAAAGGGCAATTATGCCATCACCCCCACTACCGTAGAGGCCACCACGGCAGAGCAAGCGCCCCAATCTCAGGAGGGAAACGCCGGGGTACAGGCGTATGAAAATCTGCTGACGGAGGATAACCTACAGCCCCCCAGAAGGGACGATGTGCGGGAAGTCAAGGCGCCTGCCTACGACAGCGAGGGCAACCCTGTCTCCAAATTCGTCAGCAATGCCCTGGGGAGCAATCTTACCCCGGATTCCTTCATCCCAACGATTGAGAAGATTGTCGGAGAGGGCGGCGCAAGCCACGAGGTTCTGACCAATGAAGAATCGCTGAAAAATGCCGCCAAGGAAATTTCTAAAAAGGGTATCGTCCAGTCGATGAACGATATCCGGAATACCGCTCTTTCCGGGAAAGCTAGCCCTAACAGTGTGGCTGAGGCGACTTTGCTGTACCGATTCCTGGTGGAAGACAAAAGCCAGAACGGCCAGGAATTGGCCGGTGACGTGTTTTCTTCCCTGACCAAGCTGGCTACCAACACGGGCCGGGCTATGCAGATGTTCACCTTGTTCCGCAAAATGACCCCGGAGGGACAGCTCCGCAACATCCAGAAGGATATTGAGAACTATGTCACCTCCATGAAAAGCAATGGCCGTATCAAGCAGGATTACGAGGTCGTTATCGATTCCGACCTGGCCGAGGCATATACAGCGGCAGCAAAGAAGGCCCAGGAAGCGAAAACTCCCGCCGAAATCAAGGCTGCCAAGAAGGAAATTAAAGCGGCTCAGGACGCTATCTACGGCAAGGCGGCGGCGGAAATGCCCGCTACCTTCCGCCAGAAATGGGACTGCTGGCGACATATGTGTATGCTGGGCAACGTTAAAACTCAGGTGCGCAACATTGCTGGCAACGCTGGCTTTGTTCCCTATGCCGAGGCGAAGCGGATTATGAGCGCAGCCTTTGAAAAATTCATTCCCCAGGAGCAGAGAACGAAATCCATCACCCTCATGGACGAAACCGGCCAGGAGCTGTTAAAGTGGGCAAAAGAAGACCGGAAAAGCGATGAGGTCAGCGAAGTTTTGGGCTACTCCGCCAAGCTGGGAGACGCTAAGGATATCGTCACTGGGAAAATGCAGGACGAGATGAGGGTCTTCAACAACGAGACCCTGGAAAGACTGCGGAAGTTCACCAGCTGGGCACCGACCGCCGGGGATATGTTGTTCAAGAGCCGCTACTACGAGCGGGCGCTGGCTGGCTTCATCAAGGCGAGAGGCTATACCTACGAGGATATCCAGAGCGGAAAAGTCTCTGCGAAAACCCTGAGTGAAGCAAGAGACTACGCAATCAACTGGGCCATGACCAACACGTTCAATGACAGCAATCATTTTTCAGACGCTCTTTCAAACCTCCGATTCCGAGACGAGGTGGACAAAAACGGTAATGTGAACTGGGTGAAGCGAGCTGCTAATATCGCAGGAGAATCCATTCTCCCCTATCGTCGAACTCCGGCAAACATTCTCGTTCGTGCAGTCGAGTACTCCCCTGCTGGTCTGATTAAGGGCGCATATGATATGACCACAAAAGTGCAGAATGGGAAGATGACCGCCGCCACTGCCATTGATGAAATGTGCGCTGGCTTGACCGGCATGGGGGCCATGGGCCTAGGCGTTATGCTTTCCAATGCAGGGCTGCTGACCGGAAGCGTGGACGATGAAGACGAGGAGCGGCAAGGATTGCAGAGCTACTCCCTGACCATCGGAGATACCAGCTATCCCATCGACTGGGCCGCTCCCGCCAATCTGCCCTTGTTCATCGGTGCGGAAATTTCCAACATTTTGGCCGATAGCGGAAAGGATTCCAGCCTGAAAACGTTCGATTCGATTATGGAAAGCATAGGCGGCGTAGTGCAGCCTATGATGGAACTGAGCTGCCTTTCCAGCCTGAGTGACTTAGCGCAGTCGCTTTCGTACACAGATGGATTTGCGGACGCAGCATTCACGCTTGCAGTCAAGGGCGGTCTAGGCTATTTCACGCAAGGCATCCCCACACTGCTCAGGCAGGGAATAAACGCCTCCCACGAAAACAAACGGGAAACCTTCGCCAATTCGGAAAGCAAATATGGCCGCTCCATGGAGCGAACGCTAGGAAATATCCCGATTGTCGGAGACGTGCTAGGCTTGCGGCAGGACGCTGTGGACGAATGGGGCAACACGGAGAGCCAGGGGAATTTGGCAACCCGGCTATTCAACAATCTCATCAATCCCGGCTCTCCCACGAAAATCGACACCAGCGCAAAGGAGCAGGAAATCAGCCGCCTGAATGACGTGCAGGACGTTAATGTCTCTCCCAGCACGGTGGATAAGACTGTCAGCTACAAGGAAGCAGACGGCACCGTGCATCAGGATGAACGGTTGACGAAAGAGCAATATCGGACAATGGAGGAAGTGCAGGGCCAGACTTCGGATGAATTTATCACCGAAATCATTGAAGATCCCAGTTACCAGAATCTTCCCGATTCGCTCAAAGCGGAAGTTATTACCACGGTGTACGAGTACGCCAAGGAAAAGGCGAAAGCCGCTGCTCTGGATGGTTACGAAATCAAAGACAAATGGTCGGGAGAAGTCACCCCTTCCAGCCTGCTGTCCGGGGCTATCCAGGACAGTGCGTCTTCACAGTTCACCAAGGCATTCTCTGCCATTCGCAACGGAGAAACGGGTGCTGTAGACAAGCTGTCCGCCGCATACGAGGTCTACTCCGGGCTGTCGGATGAGGACAAGACCGCCTTCAAGGAAGCTGTAGGCGGCAGAGCTGTCGATTATCTGAACGCCAAGGAAGCCGGGGTATCCGATGATACCTTTGCCACAGTGTACGGCGAGTACGATAAAATCTACGATTCCGATGTTAAGGCCCAGCAGAAAGCCCAGGACTGGAGCATCTATCTTGCCGATATGGCAGACAAGGGGAAAATCACAGAGGAGCAGGAGCATATTCTCCGGGAAAACCTCACCTACTCCACCGGCTTCACTGCGGGCGCTGGCAAGACCAATGACATCGTGGACGCCGGGTTCTCTGCCGCCGTTGCAAAGACGGTTGACGAGCTGACAGAGGACGTAGACGGGACAAATAAGGTAGCCACCTATTCCGCCCTGGCCCAGGCCGCCACGAAGAATAACCTCAACGATGCTGACACGGACAAGCTGCTGAAGCTTTATATGACGGATTACGACCCGGAAGCTAAGACGAAAAGCTACGATGAGGTGAAGTACACTTACATTCGGGCAAGCGGTTACTCCGTTCAGGAGTATATCGATACCTTGGCCGCATTTAAGAGTGAATCGAAGAAGGCAGCCCAGATTTCCGCTATTGAAGCCACTGGGGTTACTCATAAGGAGGCCGTCTATCTCTACAACATTTACAAAAACAAGTCCTCCGTCAAGAACGACATGGTAGACTACTACATGAGCCATAAGGACAGCGATGAATCCACAGCGCCAACGTCCACGGGCAGTTCGGAACTGACGGTTGACCAGCTCCTGGCAGAAATCAGTAGACAGCGAACTAGCAAGTAAAGAAAGGGGGCGGCCAAACGGTCGCCCCTTTTCTTATTCTTCTTGTTCGTCCAGCCCTCCGATGTAGCCCCGCACGAAGATGTACACGATACGAAGCTGCTCCGGTGTCGCCTTGCGAAGGATAAGCCGGATGTGATAAATGATTGGGTTTTCTCTCATTACGCTACCTCCTGTTCGCCTTTAGCTTAACAAATTCCAGCTGTCGCTTTCCATCGTTTCTTGTGCGAACTTATGTTCGTATTCTACGGATGATGGAGTACAATCAAACGGACATTTACGGTGCCGCCGAAAATATTCCTTGACAAAGGCAAAAAGCGAGGCAATAATAAGGGCGGAGGGAGGGCTTGCTATGCAATGCAGAAAATGCCATGCCGCAATCCCGGACGGCTCTAATTTCTGCCTGAAATGTGGAGCAAGGCAGAATGTGCAGCGGAAGCCGAAAGCCAGAGGGAACGGCACTGGAAGCGTGTTTAAGCGGTCAAACGGCACATGGACAGCTATGCGGACAATCGGGTGGACAATCGGGGAGGACGGCAAGGCCAGGAAGAAAACCGCCTCCAAGTCTGGCTTTAAGACGAAGAGGGAAGCAATCGAGTATCTCCCCATCCTGGCCGACCGGAAGAAGGCGATAAAACGCACGACTTTCCGGGAACTGTACGACGCCTGGGAACCGACACACAAGAAGAGCAAGTCAACGCTGAATTGCTATCGGGCGGCGATGAACTATTTCCGGCCAGTCTGGTGTGAGCCGGTCACGGAGATCACCGTGGACGATTTGCAGGAGTGCATGGACGATTGTGAGCACGGGAAGCGGACGAAAGAGAACATGAAAGCCCTATGTAACCTTCTCTACAAGTACGCTATTCCCCGGAATCTGGCCACGCTGAACATGGGGCAGTACCTTGTAATCAATGCGCAGAGCGGAGGGAAAAAAGAAGGATTGCCCCAGGAGGCCCTGGAAGCCCTTCTGCGGGCCGTTGGTCGTGTCCCCTATGCCGACTATGTTGTAGCTCAATGTTACCTGGGATTCCGCCCCAGTGAGCTGCTGGCCCTGGATTGCAAGAACTACGACAGGGAAAGACGTGCAATCGTCGGCGGTGCAAAGACGGATGCCGGCAAGGACAGGACGGTCACAATCTCCCCAAAGATTCAGCCCATCATTGACCGCCGTGCAAAGGGGAAAATCGCAGGGCCATTATTCCCTGGGAAAGACGGTGGGCAGATGCGCATTGAAATGTACCGGGAAATCTTCTACAACGTTCTGGAGCAATGCGGGATTGACAACCCGGTCACGGAGGAGAACGGCGTACAGAAGCACCGATACACCCCGCATTCCTGCCGCCACACGTTTGCAACTTTGATGAAGAAAGTGAATGCGCCTGACAAAGATAAGCTGGAGCTGATAGGCCACACAAGTGCTGAAATGATGAGGCATTATCAAGACGTGGATATAGAGAGCCTCCGGCATATTACAGACGCAATTTAATGGCCAAAATGTGTTAGTAATACGTTAGAAATAGAGAGCAGTTTAGCCCAATTTCTAAAAAAATCGCTGACAGCAAAAAGCTCCCGGTTTTGTAGGTTTTACCCTAAAAACCGGGAGTTTTAAGAACATTCAGCGCATCCATTGGTGGAGATAAGCGGGATCGAACCGCTGACCTCTTGAATGCCATTCAAGCGCTCATCGTTGATTCTCAACGGTTTTTATGTTTTTGTTAGTAATCTGTTAGTAATAGGGAACTCTAAAATTCCCGTATCATGCGGCGAAGCTTTTCCTTCTCAGAGGGCGTATAACGTGGATCATCCAGCATATCTCGAAGCTGATTCTCTACGCCGCTACGTTCGTAGCGTAGATAGCCCATTTTCCCGCTGCCCGTATAGGTAGGGGAATAGTTATTCGTCTCTGCGGCAGTATCGTCCTCATCGCAACACATCTGCTCAATGCGGAGGATGTTCTTGATGGTGCCGGTCAGCAAGTTGGCTTTCTCCAGGTCACTGACCGTAAACGGGGAGTTTGTGCGCTCCATCAGTTCCACTTCACTACACAGACGTTCTTTGAGCGTGTTCATGTCAATCATTGTTCTTCCTCCTATGCTTCACGGGTGACAATCAGATTTGCATTCTGTACTTCGATTGCCTGGGTGCTAGTGTTCTCCACGGCCACATTCAAGCAGCAACCACGGGGAACATCTACATATGTCTCCACAGAAACATTGAAGAAATTCTCAGTAGCCGCAGGCGTGACAATGGCAGTGGAAGCCACAAGAGCTTCCCCGGCAAGAGAAATCGCCACAGAAATAGCTCCAACTGCCCCGCCAGTGGGAATTGCAATATTCCCACCGAAATGTACGAGGAATCTGGCTCTGCACTGGTTTGTCAACCCACGAAGGGTAACGATGCCGCTCCCTTCCCGGTGCTGGATGCAGGCACTCCCACAAACAGCGGTCTGCCCGAAGACAACATCCTGATTCGCCGAAACAGTCTGGACAGCAGAATTTGTGTATTCAGCCATAGCTTTAACTCCTTTCAGAATGCGGCGGGAAGGGCCGCTCCCCGCCGCAATGTGTCAATGACAGTGTGATTTAGGCCGCACAGCTGGCGCAAGAGCCGTAGGGGGCATAGCTCCCCCAGGGATTGCAAGACTGATAAGCCGGAACGGGGGTGGGCCGCAGAGTGTTCACCAGGTAGGTGTTCTGCGCCTGCTGAGAATTGGCAAGCTGTAGCCCGAAAATCTGTTGATTCTGAGCCGCAATCTGAGCGTCCTTCGCCGCCATTTCCTGCTGAGTCAGCTTGTCTAGAATAGCTCTGGTGCTGGCGTTCTGGCTGTCGATAATATCCCTGGTATTGGTTGCCTGGTTATAGTTCGACTGGCAGAAGCCGGAAGTGATAGCGTTCTGAATGTTGTTGGCCTGGGTGGCCATGTTGTAGTTCGTCCCGGAGATTGCTTCCCTGGTGTCACAGCAGCACTGCTGCTGGGCCGTCGCCATGCTATTGAGCTGCTGCATTAGCGCAGCCTGCTGATTCGCACGGGACAGCTCAGCGCTTGCGAAGCCATTGGAAATGTTCTGATTTACATTGCCAAACCCGGTAAGCATGGTCGTGTTCTGGGCGTAGAAGCCATCGCACAGACCATTGTTAATGGCGTCCGTGCGGCGCTCCAGTGTGGAGGTAGCCTGGTCAATCTGCCGCTGTAACGTGGCGAAGTCGGAAGCCAGAACGTAATTGCTGGTAGCGCCATTATTCCCGTCATCCCGATTCCGGAAAAGGAACAGGCACAGAATGATAATCCACCAAGCCCCGTTGCTGCCAAACATATCGCCATTGTTACCGTAACCAGTTCCCTGGGGAACGACCGGCATGGTGAAGGGGGTGTCACTTGTCATTGTCATAACTCCTTTATAAAAATTTTATAAAATCGTGGCCACGATTAAATAACAATTAGCCGCCCATCAGCTTTTGTATGCCGGTTGCCATCTGTGCTAACTGTTGGAATTCATTCTGCGACATCTGCCCAGATTGCATAAGGCGCTGAACCGTTTGCTGTGCGTCTCCTTGGAAGCTGTTCTGAAATGCTTTAATCTCCTGAATCAACTTTGACAACTCGTCCATTCCACCAGGCATTCCGCCGGAGAGAAATTGGTATAGAGGATTCATTTAGCATCCACCTTTACTCCCTCCAGGGCTTCCAGCCTGGCCGTAAGGGCAGAAAGCTCCTGCCGTGTTACATAATCAGAGGCGGACTGTGTTGAGACAGAAATGGTCTGTGGGGCATCCGCAGTAATAGTGTAAGTGGTCATTTCTGGCCTGCCACTTGCGTCAGTCTTTCGGACATAAACTTTCGGCTGATAGGTGTCCCAATATGCCTTCGCCTGATTCGGCCCCAGCGGGTCAGACATTGCCGCCTCGACATTCGGCACCCACACGATGTTGCTGTTCGCCTGGGGCTGGTACTGGGCCTGCGGCATGGGAAACGCTCCAGGCTGATACGGGTTATAATAGTTTCCAAAAGCCATGTTACAGCCTCCTTTGCCTATAGAATAACAAAAAAGGAAGCGGCTAAACTCACGTTTAGTCGCTTCCAAACTGTCAGAAAACTGTCAAGGGAAGAACTCTGGTACAGTGCTCCCTATCCGCCGGGGAAGGATAGGCGTATAGGGCTGCACAGCATCATATTTCAGTTTCAGCCGCTTTATGATTCGGTCTACCGTGGAGAGGGAATAGCCCCTCTCCATGGAAATCCAAACACGGCTCTTCCCTTTAACTCTGTCACGGAAAACGGTTTTCTCATCTGGCGTCAGATTTGCCAATGATAGAAATTCTTCTACCACAATGCTAGACCAGATGATCCCGCTATTCATTGCTCAGGTAAGCCGCTTTGAACGCCTTAATGGCACATTCAATCAGGATTCGCATTTCCTCTGCATCAAACGGGATACCGTATTTGTTCAGCAGAGTTTCGGCGGAACTCAGGGCCTTTTCCATTTTCTCTTCGCCATGCAGATCGTCATACACCTGGTCTACGTACAACATAGACGTTTCCGCCACGGACTGCTTCGTTGCGGTGTCCAGGTACTTCCCTAGCAGCTTTTTCAGGCCATAGCCTGCTGTGCCGAAGATAGCGCACAGGAGCACAAGCAGAATCTGGTTCCCATACGTGTACATAAAATACTCTAACATTTTAATCTTCTCCTTTTTCGGGCTATGCCCGTTTTTTAATTTGCCATGGAATAAAAACGCACGAAAAACGCACGCTTAACACACAGAAACGCACGGAATGCGTTTCATACGCCAACTCCACGCTTTTCCAACCGCTTGACACGTTCCATCAGGTCATCGAGATAGCCGTTCCCGTTTAGGCTATTGTGGTAGCAGTTGTGCATTGCAATCAAGTCTTCCAGCTCGTCTTCGTAAATCCAATTTTGGCTGATATACTGCAAGCATAGGAAGCGGAGACGGTCTTTCATAATCAGCCGCAACGCCTGCTGTTCTCCGCTATCCTTTTCACTTGCTTTCTCCCAAATTTTGAAGAGCTGAGAAACCAGCGTAGACACGACTGAGCTGCTAAGTATGACAGCGAAAAATGCCTGCCAATCCATCTCTCTCACCTCCAATCAAAGCACATCCATGTGGATGCACCTGTCGTTGATTGCGTAGGCGTACCGGATGGAGGAATGCGCCTGGGCCACGGTCAAGAGCTGCGCCGCCGTCATGCCGGTAGCGTAGAAATCCATAGCCTTGCCGGAGATATGGCGGGAATTAGACACACCGCCCACCTCGGCATTGTGGGTTGGGCAGCGCAGGCCGGACGTGATAATCATGGGCTTGCCAATCTGCCCCCGGATATCCTCAGCAGCCCGGAGAAGCGTTTCGGACGGCTCCGCAGGGTAGCCGTTGCAATATTTGCCCCCGCACTGGCACTTAAATTCCGCCCGGGTGAAATGCTTGATATCATCCCAGAAAGTGCCGGGCGCCTCGGAACTGTTCGCTTTTTCCGAACAGTTGGATTCTTCTTCAACGCAGAATCGTCCATCCGCCACAGCGGCCAGAAGAGCGGCCTCCGTATCGCCACCGGCAATGCCGTCAACCATCAGCCCCTCGGCGGACTGGAATGCCTCTACTGCCGCTACCGTCTTCGGCCCGGTCAGGCCGTCAACCGTCCCGCAGTCATACCCTAGGTAGGTCAGCAGGGATTGAATCTGTTTTGTTGTCATCGTTACTCACCCAGGATTTTTGCAAGTTCGTCAGCGGTAATCTTCCCGGCCTTTTCCAGTTCCTGGAGTTTAGCTTTCGACACACGGCCCTTGGCGTACAGCCGGGCCAGGCTCTCAGCAAAGCGGCTCATTAAATCACGCCTCCTTCCAGCAGCTCAGCGGTGTAACTGTCGATTGCATCATTAACGATATCAGAGGTAGACATCCGATTAAGAAATCGTGCAGTAATTTTACCATTATCGTCCGTGGTAACATTTACTTTGTCCACAACAACATTTGAAAACGGGACCGTCCCAACGATCACGCTTTCGAGGTTGTCCGAGGTAAGCTTGGCTTTCAGCTCATCCACTTCTTCAAATGCGGACACCGTAAAAACAAATGTGCCGACGGTGCTGTTATCCGCCATTGACAGCGACGTACCATCCGCAAGGGTCAGGTTTTTCATTGTTTGCAGCTCCTTTGTTAATTAAAATTTGTGTTTTCACTATCTTGTGTACGAATAGATTTAGAAAGTCCTGACAAGCCGAACCCGGCAGCTGTTGCTGTCGTTCTTGCCGTCCGTGGCCATGTCCCCGCTGCACATGCCTGCGATGTAGGCAACAGTGGCGGAGGACTCGCTGCTGCTCCACAGGTATGGCGGTAAGTTAATCGGGAGCTGCTTCAACTGCGTCTTTTTGTCGTAACTCAGGCGCTTACTGGCGGTCTGCCACTGCATATTCAGCAACACATACAGCTCGTCCTTGGACGGCACAAACCATTTGGGGCTGCGGGCATTGTAGTCACCTGCCCAAAGGTAGTGCCAGATGACATTATTCGCATTCGACGTCCACGCCAAAAGCCCGTCGGTTGTTGCGGCAGCGTATGCAAGCTTTGTATTTGCAAGTCCCGTACCAAAGCCTGTTGCTGTTCCAAGCGACGTGTAAAGCGTGCCGCTCGTGCCGTTCGACCACATGAGATGGTCGCTGTGTTTCGTCGAAACAAGGTCACGATCTTGGACGACATAAAACCGATTTGCGCCGCTTGTGGTGTCTTTGACCACAATCCCCGTTGCCGGGTCAACGTGGTAGGCATTAAGGCCGGAAGTAATTGGCGCAACGGACACATCACCGGAAAATCCGATAGCATAATCAAAAAAGATGATGCCGCCGCCCTCGACGTGCATCCCAATGTACCCGCCGGGGTCATCCAGTGTTGGGTCGGTCACAAGCTGCTTGGCGTAAGCGATGGCCGGAGTACTAACATTAGCAGAATCCAGAGTGGAAGCAACGGAGGACATCACCCCGTATCGGTACTCATACAGCGTCCCGTCTGTAATGTCAGCAGTCAGACCGCAGACATAAATCTGCGCATTGTTTCGGGCGAAGTAGACATAACCCTCTGGGGCCATTTCACCACTGCCACCGAATAGGGGAATAAACTGCTGGGCGGAAGTTGTGTAAAACATCGGCACATCATCAACCGTGACTGCTGTCCCACTATCAATGGAGCATTTGATGGTCGTAGTGGTAATCTCGTCCTCGTCGGAGACGGAATAGGAATAAGTGTATAGATAGGTATGCCCGCCATAGCTAGCAGAACGGGTGGAATATCTGCCATTGCTGTCAAAGGTGTCCGTATAGGTGATGGGCACACGCTGATCATCCGCTGAAATTGCGGTGAAGACAGACACGCTAGTACCCTCCAGGGAAGTAGCAGGCTTAAACCGATACAGATTGCCACGGGTTACAGTAACGGCCTTGCTGATTGCATAGTTGCTATCGGTAACTTTTACACCGGCCTGGGTAATGAAAGCCCCGGAGGTGCCAACAGACAGCGGGATATTATTCACGGCGGAATATTGACCGAAGTCAGCCTCAATCCGGGATACAGCGTTATGCAGCTCCTCATTGTTAGCATTCTGCACGGGAACTTGTTCATTCAGCCAAGATTTGATATCCTCTCCGGCCTTGTCAAATTTTGCCTTCAACTCATCCGATGTTAAGTTGTTATCCGTATTGGGAGAATCGCCTAGCTTGGAAATGTAAGCAATGTCCTTTGTAAACTTCGGTATTGTTTCCATATTTATACTCCTTCTTTATTCAATGCTCGCTGTAAGGGGCCGTTCCCACTGCCGCCATGCACTTCAATAGATTCGCTTGCGTTCGGGTCAGGCACCACGCCTTCGCCCTCAAAGCCGGGCGTGCCAGAATTGGCGGTGGCACCCGCCATGCCCATTTGCTGGGCATCAAAGTCGGCCAGCAGCTCTGCCCGGCGGACAACATAACCGCTGGGGAGCCGCTCAATGTACTGCTTCGGCGAAATGACCTTATTCATAAACAGATTGTCAAGCGTCTGCATACTCGCCATCTCAGACCAGTAGGAGCTTGCACCAGCGTCCATTTCCAGCGAGAATCGCAAGTCACGGAGAATCGAGAAGTCGAAATCTCGCATGAATGTCTGCTCCGGAAGCCGCATTCCTAGCGGTTGCTCCCCTGGCTTTCCCATCTGCATGGTAGTCTGAACCTTGCGCACGTTGTAGCGCACGCTCATCATATCCAGCCAGATTCTGGCAGCGTCCTCCATTGCCTGATAGTCGGCCTGTTTGACCATCTCCATAGGCGTGTTTGCCGCTCTCTGCAATGCAACGATAGCAGACGTGTTGTCCGGTCGGCTGTCGCCCATGGCGACATCGGAGGCACCCAGCAGGGAATGCGTTTTGTCAAGGGCCAGCTCGATAAACTGGGAAATCTGGGGGCTAACAGAAGCGCCCTCGATAATCTTGGCCACGTTGTCCACATTGCCGTTTACGCCAACAGCGGAACCTACAGAACCGTCCCAGGACTGAATTCGGGTCTTGTCGTAAATCACCTTGGGGAAGGACGTGGTTAGCATGGAGATGGAGACCAGAGCGAACATCTTGTTGATAAATTTTTGGTTCGGCAGCAGCCCCGTGACCATCGCCTGGCCGTGATAGCAGTCTCGGATGTAGTCCCAGTTAATCCAAATCAGGGGGTAAAGCGTCAGCTCTGTGTCGTAGGCTTCCCGGAGGATGCCCTTCTCCGTAGCTCGGCAGCACCAGATATGCCGGGTCTCCCTGTCTCGGTAATAATAGGTGATAACAGTCACCTTGTCATCGGTGTAGGAATCGTAGTCGTTCTGGAATTTCTCGGAATCCGGGGTAATGCTCTCCGGGTCATCAATCCCGCACATTCCAACTTTCTTCAGCTGTTCCGCCTCGTAGCGGACATCCTCAACCAGAAGGCGCTGCGGAATAATGATGTACGGCTGTTTCTGCACGTCCCGGCTGTTGGGATTCCCAAACATCACCCGGAGATTATCGATAACCTCCGCCGAAATCTCTCCTTTGACCAGCTGCCCATTGTCAATGGTCGGGTCAAAGTAAAAGTGCATACAGCCATCACCAGTGACGGCGGCATTCCGCAGAAATTCCCGGTTCTTGGCAACAATCTTGTTCCTTGCCATAATGGCAGCGAACTGGTCAGAGACAATCGCCCCTACAGCTTCCAGCTGCTCCTCCGTGTAAGAGGACGTGGACGGCAGCGGCTTTGCCCTAATCGCCATGTTGTCAGAGGTGATGGTTGCCACCTGGAAGTTGATAATTCGCTTGAATATGTTAAAGGTCGGGGTGGGCAGCCCACCAGCTTCCACGCCCTCCCACTGATTGCCAATGAAGAAATTTTCGTTCACCTTTACTGTGTCGTAAAGGCCAATCTGCTGATTGAAGTTATAGCCTTTTTCGTACTGCTTCAAAATCGTCTGCAAAGACGGTGTTTTCTGCTTTTTGGCCATCAATCAGAGCCCCCAGTCTTTGCCTTCTTCCTCGCCTTTTTCATGGATTCCACGGGGTCGAAGGACATAATGTTATTCACGCTCGTGTTAAAGTCATTGATGGAATCTACGGCCTTTTTGACATTCTCGTGGTCGGCGGCAATATCTTCAAGCTGGCCAGCCAGGTCTCTAATCTGCTTGGCTAGCCCATCAATGGTATCCGCTGCCCTGTTTATCATTTCTGCGACCTCAGCTTTATTGTGGTCAATCTCTCGCTTGCAATCACCGATTGTTTTGCTGTCGGCGGAAAACCGCCCTTTCAGATCGGCAATGCGGCTAAACAGCCGCTCAATCAGCACAGCCTCCAGCAGCACGCAAACGGCCAGCAGAACATGGATAATCTCACTAATTGTCATAATAGCCTCCTGTCTTTGGGGTCATCCGGGGGATTTCTCCCCCGGATTTTGATGGTTAAGCGCTGTAGGTCTGCTCTACAACGCCGGAGTTAAACATCTCGGACTTGGCAGCGTAAGCCCTAATCGTCTCGCCGTCCTTCAGGGTAACAGCGGAGGTGTAGGTCTTAGCGTCAGCAGAGTACCTGGGGTCAGAACCGTCAACTGTGTAGTAGATGGTAGCGCCGGTGGTGGTGGAAGCCACAGTAGCGGTGGCACCGCTCATGCTCACAGTGGGGGTAGCAACAACGGAGTTCGGCAGGCAGCCCACCGCCACACCGTTGGCCTTCTTGCCCAGGACAAAGGCGTCGTACATCATCCGGAACTCCAGCAGATCACCGGACAGGCCGGGTGGGTCAACATGCGCCTTAAAATCGTTAATCTTCATGGGCGAAATGCAGGAGCCCTTGTAGATAATCATAAAGGCCGCATTGGCAGGCATACGCCGGGAAGTGATAGGCTTCACAGCCATACCGTCGAACTCGCCCATGGTGCCCTTGGGCAGGGTCTTGCCGCCCAGGGAATCCAGGCCAGTCCATTCCTTAGCCAGCTTCAGAGCGGGCATATACTTCCGGGCCACCAGCAGCTGGAGCCCGTTGTCGGGGACGTTCTCCTCCAGCATATCGTTGTGCGCCTCGATAATCTGGCTGGCGATGGTGTCCTTGGTGGGAGCAGCAGACAGCTCGATGTGGATACCGGCCTCGGTAGCCCACTTGTTCAGCCGGTACTTGTCAATCGTCGGGACAATCTGCTCGTCCCGCTGAGCGGCCATCACGTCACCGGCTTTCTTCATGTTGAACTGCTCCAGGTTGTTGCCCTTGTCGATGGACAGGGACAGGGACTTGTCCTGGGTCATGGTGAAGGTCTGCACCTCATCGCCGACCTCTACGGTGTCACCGTAGCGGGAACCGGCAGAAACCTTCTTGCTCCGGTCATAGTCCTGGAGCGGTTCGGTCTTCAGGGAGGTAACGTGTACCGTCTTAACGCCCGAAAACTCCATGTCCAGGGAATGGTCAAAAAGAGAATCAGTCTCCGACTTGTTCTCAAAGCCCTTCATCAGAGCTTCCTTGTACTTCTCAGGAAAATGAATGGTATTTGCCATTGGTTAATTTAGCCTCCTCAATCGGCGGCTATTAACTCATTTGTTATAAGCCGCCATAAAATCGTCGAAATCGCTATGTGTCTTCTTCCCGCCGGAATCAGCCAGTGGGCCAGGAGACTTCGCCTTGTTTTTCTTGTTCTGCTCATCAGCGGCACGCTTCTTTTCCTGGTCGGCAAGGGCCTTCTCCAGGCGTGCGATTTCCGCTTTCTGATAAGCAGCAGTCAACGTCATACCGTTCCGGACATCCGCCATCAAGGAATTGCAGAGCTCTTCGGTCAATTCCACGTCCGGGTAGTTCTCCTTGAACTCCTTGACTTCCCGCTGCGCTCTCTCATTGGCACTATTGGCCTGCTCCGTCTTTGCCCGTTGCTCAGCCTGATAATTTTCAAGCTGCTTCTTCACCCGTGCGTTTTCAAGGCGTAGCTTTGCCTCGCTCTCCGAAACGCCGTTCGACTTCTGATAATTCAGATAAAGCGTTTCGATTAGCTCAGGGATTGGTTTCCCAGCGCCCTTCGAAATTTCCTCCAGCATTTCCATGGCTTCTGCATTCGCATTCACCTGCTGCTGGAGTGCCTGATAAGCCGCATTGCTTTCGTCAAGCCGTTCCTTGACCTTGTCGTAGTTAGCGCCCTTCTGGGCCAGCGTGGTCATCTCATTCAGAGTGACTTCCCGGTTCTCTTTGTTGACACGGATGGTAAACTTTGGCTCGGAATCCTTCTTCTCAGGCTCCGGCTCGCCCTCAGACGGGCTGGTCTCTTTACTCTCGGCCGTGTCGTTGGAATCGGTTTCGCTGCTCTCAGGGGCTTCCTCGGTCTCCTGCGTGGTAACTGCCTCGTTGCTTTCCTCCTGGCTTTCTGGCTCGGTCGTGGCGTTGCTGTTGTCGGTCTGGTAGCCGTCCTCAAAAGCGCCCATAAAATCATCAAAGCCAGCGTCCATTGCGGTATTCTCGTTCATAAAGTTCTCCTTTCAAGATCGGCTATGGTTGGCCGTATATTCTCGGCTATGGTAGGCCGTGAATTTCATATCATGCGTAGATGTAACTGCGGGTTATCCGCTTCCCGCACATCTCGGTTTTGTAGTCCTGGCTTGCAGCCACATCGTCCTCTTCTTCGTCTTCTTCCTTCTCTGCTTCTGCGGCCAGGACACGGGTCACACAGAAGTATCTCAAGGCATCCGGCCCGTGGGTGATATCATGGGGCTGTTTGTCGCAGTCGTTCGGGTTCAGCCGGTCGTGCTGGATGCTCTTTACGCAGTCAATCAGTAGGCCGCAGGTGTCGAAGATTATCAGCTCCGGCAGGCCATCGCTCTTCAGCTTGAACATTTCCTTGACTGCTGCCCAGCCCTGAATGCGGTTGTTGTCCGCCTTGTACAGGCCCACGCCATTCTCTGCGAAGGTCTCCGCCTGGCTCTTGCCCGTGTCTCTCGACCTGGCCCACAGGTCGGGCGGCGCTATGGTGTAGCCTATCTTCTCGTCCGGCCTGGTCAGCCGGTTCTGAGCAGCGGCGGCGTCCGACACAACCTGGTCAGACTGGGCGAACTGGCGGTAGACGTAGCACCGCCCATTCGGGTCAACGGCCACCCAGATGCAAAAGTGCATATCCAGGCCGTAGTCCATCGCCCGATACTTCCGCCAGCTCCTGGGAATCGGGAAGGGCTTGCAAGTGTGTACGCCTTCCTTGAATTCGTTGAAAAACACGCCAGACAGCGCATTCCAGTCACCAAAGCGGTGTGCCTTCCGCACGTCAGGCGGCAGCAACTCCAGCTGCCGAACGTAGTCCGGGTTGGCGTCCATCAGGTCTTTGTTATCGTCAACGGTGGCGGGGATGAAAACATAGTCGTTCGGATCTTCCCCGTCCCGGAATTTTCGGTCAATGAACAGGCGCTTCACCCAGAAGTGCCCCACACCGCCCGGGTTGCAAGTGAGATAGATTCTCTTCGGGATATCGTTAGCGCCACGGACAATCGCCGCCAGGCCACGGAATTCCGTTTCCAGGAACTGCGTGGCCTCGTCGATGAACAGCCAGTCATATTCCTGGCCCTGATACTTGCCGTTTACAGCGGAGGAATAGCCAGGCATATTGCCAAACCGGATTGAGCTGCCGTTCGTAAACGTGACCATGTGGGAGGTTGAGTTGTAGTTGTAGATTTCCGGCGGCAGAACTTTCAGCATAGGGGAAATCAGAGAGTTCTCCATATCCGGGTACTCTCGCCGCAGTATCAGAATGCGGATGCCGGGATAGGTCAGGCAGCCCATGGGGGCCTTCCGCTGGATAGCCCAGCTCTTCCCGCCGCCTCGGGCACCACCATAACAGGTGTACTTCGCCTTGCTCAGAAAGAACTTCCATTGGGGCTCGGAATTTGGCCGGCCAAAATCTACGGAGATGTCCGCCTTCTCGGCAGCCCTTTTCTGCTCGGTTGTCTTCTTCGGCCTCCCCATTCCGCTTCCCCCTTCCAGACAAACAAAAAAGAGCCAGACTGCAAGATAGTTCTTGCAATCTGGCTCGGCGGCTCTAAGGCTCGGTGGCTCTGTTATCAGATATTCAGCTGGGGTAATCTATGATTGTTTGCCTTCTGCAAACAGTGCAGTACAGGGGGAACTGCCGCAGCTTCGTTCCGGGAATCACTTTGACTTTCGTCTTCTTTCCGCATTGCGGACATATCAGGAAACCGTCTGTGGTTGTCTGTTTCATAGCATTCCCCCAAACTCGGTTCAAAAAATTTTCAGGGGCGGCTTTTAGGAGATACCCCCGGCTCTTTTTCCGCTACCCCCCTTACTATCCCCCTAATAAGGTATATTATAATATATATATTATAATATATAAATAAATAATTGTCAATACTTGCTACGCAAGTATTGACAATGCGCAGCGCTCAATTTTGCGCTTGCACATTGCCCCGCTTCACTGCGGCTGGGAACAGGCTTGGTTCAAATTTTGCTGTGCGTTTTCAAAAGGTTTTCAGCGACTTTCCAAAGGGGAGAAAATCGAAAATTGATAGCTGATTTTAGGGAGAAATGGATGGATTGCATATATCTATACATAGCTGAGAGTGCCCGCCCCCTTTTCCGCTACCGGGGGGCGGTTGGTGGGGGGGTGCCCCGCTCAAATGGCCCTATTGTTATGACGTCAAATTAGGCCGGGGGCCCGGCCCCGTTATGGCCCCGGCTGGGCCTGCCTGCCGGGGGATAGATAGCAATCAATGGGGCGGCTGTGCGCCCCCGGTGGACTGTACGCACATGCTACCCGGAACGGGTAAATCCCTTGTGTATCATACTCATTTTGCACATCTGAACGCAACAAAATAGATATTTGGTTGCGTTCGGGCTCATTTGCCCG